TGAGTCGCCAAGAGTGGCTGGACATCCCCAACAAGACGACGCAGGGGCGGCCGTCACGGTACTTCGCCGACAAGCGGCAGAGCAGCGTGATCATCCAGTTGTGGCCCATCCCGGAGAACTCGACCGATACGTTGATCATGGACGTGATGCGGAAGTTCACCGACGCTGGCTCGGCAACCAACGAGCCTGACATTCCGTACTACATGCGCGAGGCGTTCGCTGCGGGCCTCGCCGCCAAGCTGGGCGAGAAGTACGCGCCCGAGAATTTCCTGCCGAGGTTGATTGGTCGAGCGGCCGAGACGCTCAAGAAGGCTGACGGTTCGCAGCGAGTGCTGGGTGATGTACGCATCGTCCCTGGCTCGAACTATCGCGGCCGGCGCGGTGGTCGCGTCCGGTGAACAGCAACCGCAGGCGTCGGTATGCCTACGGTGTCCGGGCGAAGGCTGAATGCCAGCGCTCCGGGCAGAAGATGGCATACGGTGATCTGGTCGAGGATGGACACATCCCCGGCCTGCTCGTGCATCCCGATTGGTACGAGCCGCGTCACCCGCAAGAGACGCCCGTCGATGCGTCCGATTCGGAAGCGTTGTGGCATCCCGCGCCCGAGCTGTCCGAAGATGGCGGCACCGCAATCGCCCTACTGACTGCGACGTGGTCGCCTGCGCCCGTCAACGAAACGGTCGACATCGGCCAGCTCACCGCGACGACGTACACGCTGACGGCTGCGGGTGGTTATGCCCCGTACACGTATCAGTTCGCGAAGGTCTCTGGCAACGCCGGGATCACGATCGAGGCGCAGTCGGCGAACACGATCAAGCTGCGCGTAGCGGCGAGCGTGGGCACGTACCCGGTCAGCATCCTGGGCACGGTGACCGACAACCTCGGGCAGACGAAGTCGGCTCAGTTCAGCGTGTCGCTGACGGCCAACAACCCCCTCCCGGCGACGCTCGCTCTGTACATCGCCCAGCTCGCACCGCAGCACCTGTGGAAGTGGGACGAGGCCATTGGGTTCCTGCCGGACACCATCAATGACACCGGGAGCGTTGGTAACGTCGATCTGACAATGGCGGCCCCAACCTCATGGACGGACTCAAATCCGGGGCCGGATACTCTCAACTCGACAAAGTCGATGGCGTTCGAGACCCTGGCCTCCACCAACGTCACGTTTACTGGCGGCGCATCGGCAATGGGGTCGTCCGCCATTGGTTCGTTCGTTTTCTTTCTCAAGCGCACGACCATAGACCCGATCGCTGCTCATAGTTTTTTCATAACCGAAAGCGCCCCGGTTACCGACAAGATTTATATGTCGGTCGGCGGGCTTGGCGGTTCACGGTTACCTGAGATCGGGTTCGTGCCGACGCCCGGAAACGGCAAGTGGTTTTACACGACTGCCGATCCATTCACGACGAACAGCACGTGGCAGTGCGTAGTTTTTGTTCAGGACGGTGTTAGTCCAAAGATCTATGTGAACGGAACCCTTCGCGCGCTGAGCACTGGGTCGCAGGGCACCGGCGCGCCAGACTCTTACTGGTTCGCCAACGAGACCAACAACTTTGTGAATCTCCCGCCGACGCGCATCAATGCGTCAAGTTACTTTTACATCCAGAGAGTGCTGACGCCGACAGAGATCAGCAACCTCATGACTTACCTGCCGACACCGTAAAGGGGCGATCATGGCACTCAACACCTACAACCTCTTGCTCGCCGGCATCCAGAACTTCCTGGAGGACAACGATGCCGAGCTGACCGCCTCGGTGCCGGATGTCATCAACCTGGCTGAGATCCGCCTGGTGCGCGATCTCGATCTGTCGATCTTTCGACGCATCAACGCAGCGCTGACGCTGACGATCGGCAATCCGGTGGGCATCAAGCCCACGATCGCCGGGCCGGACCTCCTGGTCGCGACGAAAGGCATCTGGTTGACCGGAGGCACGATCGTCGGCAACAAGTTCCTGGAAGAGCGCAGCTACGAGTTCCTGATCGACTACAACTCAGGCGCGGCCAACGGTATCCCGAAATACTTCGCCGAGATCGATGAGAGCAACTGGTACTTCGCGGTGCCGCCGCTCGCGACATACGTGGTGCACCTGCGCTACCTGTCGCGGCCGAACCCCCTGACGGTTGCAAACCAAACGAACTGGCTGTCGACGTACGCATCCGACCTGCTGTTCAAGGCGAGCCTGGCTGAGGCGGAGAAGTTCCTCAAGGCCGATGAGCGATCGGTGATGTGGTCGAACGACTACAACGATCAACTTCCCCAAGCCCGTCGAGAGCTGGTCAGCAAGTTCAGCAATCAGGTGGATCGCGTGGGCGCAACGGCCGTCCCGCAAGCCCCGAGGAGTCAAGTTAAATGACCACGTACACGACGCGCCTTCGTACAGCCGTTCAGCTGACTGGAGAGAACAACAACACCTGGGGGGATGTCGCCAACGCGGGCGTGTTCCAGCTGCTCGAAGATGCCATCGCGGGCATGTCGACGATCTCGCTGACTGCCGGCAACGTCACGCTGACGGCCAACAACGGCGCGACCGATCAAGCCAGGAGCGCGATCCTCAACCTCACCGGAGCGCCAGGCGCGGCACGCACGGTCACGGTGCCATCCGTATCGAAGCTGTACCTGATCAATAACGCCACCACGGGCGGGCAGACGATCACGATCAAGACGGCTGCGGGCGTGGGTGTAGCGGTCGGCACGGGAGCCTCGTGGGTCTGGTCGGACGGCGTTGACGTGTACGCGACGACCTCGACGGCCTCGAACTCGACATCGCTGGGCGGAATCCTGGCCGCGCAGTACGCGCGACTCGACGTGCAGCAGGGCTTCAGCAAAGCACAGAGCGTAACGCGGGTGGTGCTCGTTGAATCCGGCGGATCGGTGGCGGTCAACGCCGCCAACTCGAACGCCTTCAGGCTGACGATGCAGGGCAACTGGACGATCGCCAACCCCACGGGCGGGCTGGACGGACAGTCGATCAGGATACTGATCGTGCAGGACGGTACAGGCTCGCGCATCGCGACCTGGGGCGCGAAGTACCGCTTCCCCGGTGGCGTGGATCTGGTGCTCTCGACCGCAGCGAACTCGGTCGACTACGTGTCGTTCGAGTATGACTCGACGCTCGATATCTGGGTCGGTGGCGGCGTGAAGGGTCTCGCGTAATGCCGTGGGGCTCCAACATCATTGCGATGCTCGGCTCGGCGCAGCTGTCGGTAACCTTTACGACCGACCAGACTGACCTTGATCTGTATGCGTACTTCGGCTCGCCGGCAGGCGCTGGCGTCGCCATCGTCACCTTCAGCGCTTGCGACGCGCAGTCGCTCAACATTGGAGCGTGGCCCAACGGCAGCATCGTCAACCTCATATTACTGAGCAGCGCGAGAATCCTTGGGCGTGGCGGCGTAGGTGGCGCAGGTGGCGCGTCAACCCCTTACGGACATAACGAAAATGCCGGTCAGGTCGGTCAGCCCGGGAATCCGGGTGGCGATGCGCTGACCGCAACAGGCGCGATCACTGTCAATATCAACCTCGACGCCGGCTACTGTTTCGGCGGTGGTGGCGGTGGTGGTGGCGGCGGCGGCTCCGATGGATCGGACGGTGCCGGCAACTACGGTGGCGGCGGCGGTGGTGGTGGTGGCCAAGGCTGGCAGACATCAATCGCTGGCGGGATTGGAGGCACATCTACGCGACGCGCTGGGCAAGCCGGCACGATTGGCACTGACGCGACGAATGGTCTTGGTGGTTATAGCGGTCGGCACGTGGCCGCCGGGCACAGCGTCCCCGATGGCGACGGGGCCGATGCCGGAACTTGGGGCGTGGCAGGCGGTACTGGCGTCACCGGCTGGAACGTCGGCCGGGTTGGCGGCGCTGGCGGCGCAGCTGGCAAAGCGATCAATGCGCCAGCGACCACCTTCGTCTTCAACGGCGCATTAACTGAAGCGCAGTTGGTTACGGCGCTGCGAATCATTGGCGCGAGCACTCACCTGTGAGGGTCATTGTCGACCTGCCTATCGAGCCTGGCGTCTTCACCGAGCAGACGCCTCGCGGTGCGCACTCGAAGTGGAAGGCCGCCGACAAGGTGCGCTTCCGCTACGGGCTGCCCGAGAAGATCGGCGGCTGGACGCGGCTGGCCAACACGTTCATTGGCTTGGCAAGAAAGATCTGGGACTGGACCTCGCTTGACTCGCGCAACTGGGTGGGCTTCGGCACCGAGTCCAAGCTGTACTTGGTTCAGGATGAGGTGCAGACCGACATCACGCCGATGCGCTCATTCGGCAACCTGACCAACCCGTTCACAACGATCAACACGCTGACGACGGTCACGGTGGCGCACGCGAATCATGGCGCGCAGGCGAACGACTACGTCCGCTATACAGGTGCGACAGCGGTGGGCGGCCTGACGATCACCGGGCAGTACAAGATCCAGACCGTGATTGACGGCGACAGCTACACGATCACTGCGGCAGCCCCGGCCAGTTCCTCGGCGACGGGTGGCGGAACCGTAGCGTATGAGTACGACATTTCCGCTGGCGGCAGCAGCGCCGCCTTTGGCCAGGGCTGGGGCGTCAGCACGTGGGGCGGCAGCACGTGGAACACTCCACGCACAGCGTCATCCCTGCTCGCCCCTCTGCGCACATGGTCGATGGACAACTGGGGTGAAGACCTGATGTCCAATCCCAGGGGCGGCTCGATCTATTGGTGGGACCGAACCTCTGGCCCGAACGCTCGTGCCGCGCTGCTGGTCGGCGCGCCCATTCAAGCGAACCTCATCATCATCTCGCAGCGTGACCTGCATATGTTCGCGCTGGGTTGCACTGATGCGATCCTGAACACCTTCGATCCGATGCTGATTCGTTGGTGTTCGCGGGAGAACTTCAACGACTGGGTTCCCACGAGCAGCAACACCTCGGGAGATCTGCGGGTGTCGAGCGGATCAAAGATCGTTGCGGCGTGCAGAACTCGTGGCGAGATCGTCTTGTGGACCGACAAGTCGGTGCATCAGATCACCTATGTCGGCGGCAGCTCGGTCTACGGTCTGACACCGATGGGAGAGAACATCTCGATCCTGGGCCCCAACGCTTTCGTTGAGGTGGACTCGCGCGTGTTCTTCATGACCGAATCTGACTTCTTCGTGTATGACGGTATTCCCCAGCCCATCCCCTGCATGGTCCGCGCGTACGTGTTCGACAACCTCAACACCTTCCAGAAGGACAAGGTGTTCGGCGCGCTCAACAAGACTTTCAACGAGGTGTGGTTCTTCTATCCAGGGAAGGACGCCAGCATCTGGATCGAAACGGACTTCAGCGCTGGGTTGAACGGGGCTCAGTACACCGCTCAGTCGATGGCTGGCACGCAGCGTTATGCGGTGGCGCTCAATGGGGCCGGTTACGTGTATCTGTCTGCCTATTTCGCCAGCCAGGTCTACGATGCGACGTACACGCTGCGCAATGCCGCGCTGTTGGCGACGCCGCTCGAATCAGAGTACGAGGCGCAGTTCACCCTGAATGGCGCGACCGGAAAGTTCGGCGTGATCATCGACATGATTGATCTGGCCGGGACGGCGGACACGTTGGCCGACAACGTCTCCGGGCTGGTGGTGAACGTCGAGGTGTCCACGAACTCGATGTACTTCACGAAGCGATCCAGCGCTGGCGTGCTTTCGACATTGACCAATGCGGCGGCCAGCTATCCGCTGAACGCTCTCGCCACGCCGATCACGCTGACCACCTTGCGCGCGTACGCGATCACCATGACGCGCACCAACAATACCATTAAGGGGTATCTGTACGACGCCAACACTGGGACTACTCAGCTGGTGGCGACGATCACGCTTTCGGCGGCAGAGATAGCCGCGTACCTGGGAACCGGCAACGCGGGCGTGATCATGCGTCTGACCAACCAGGCGTCGACCACGGATGATGCGCGGTTGCTGTCGTTCCGCGCTGCGCCGGCAGGGACGTTGATTGGCCTCGGCACCATCGGCGTCTCGAACGAGGTGAATCGTTACGTGGCCTACAACTATCAGGAGCAGCACTGGACGATCGGCAATTTGGTTCGGACCGCCTGGCATGACAAAAGCCCGGTGTACAGCAAGCCGTACGCAGCGGGCCCGGACAGCTATCTGTATCAGCACGAGACGGGCACCGACGACAACGGCGCTGCGCTGGCATCGTATGTCGAGACCTACGACATGGAGATCCCCGAAGCCGGCGAGAATCTGATGCACGTCGACCAGTTGATCCCCGACTTCCTCCGCCTCGACGGCACGGTGAACATCAAACTGAAGGGCAAGAAGTATCCGCAGGGCCAGGTGTATCAGGAAAAGGGCCCGTACCCGGTGACCCAAAGCGTCGCGAAGATCTCGACGCGCATCCGTGGCCGACAGATCTCGCTGCGGATAGAGTCCACTACTGTTGGGGTCGCCTGGCGCATGGGTACGATGCGCGCCAGGATTCAGCCGCACGGAAAGCGAGCTTAAATGGCAGATACCAGGGAGAGGTTGCCGGACTGGCGCTCGCCGACATTCGACGCGGCGCGGATGCGCGCGCTCACGCAGATCCTCGATCGGCGCTTCGGTGGTATCGATGAGGCGATCGACCAGCTCAACGAAAGCGCGGCCTCGATCGGCGGGCCATTCGCGCCACTGGTGCATGGTCACGAGTGGACCGACATCGTCAATGCGCCGAACTTCCTGACGTTGGTCGACGTTCAGACGGTGGTTGATCTCAACGATCTGGCCAACGTGAATGACTCAGGGATCGCCCCGGGCCAGACGATCGTTTGGAATGGTCTCGCGTATGTCCCGGGCGCAATTGGCGCGGGCGTCTCGTACTTGCGCGATCTGCTCGACGTGTCCACTGCGGGCGTTCTCGATCAGGACCTGCTTCAGTTCAACGCGATACTCGGGCAGTGGGTGCCGTTCCCGCTGGGGGCGATCATTGCTGGCGCGAGCGGCTCAGGCCCGCAGGGCCCTCCAGGAATGGATGGCCAAGACGGGGCCGATGGCGAGCCGGGGCCGCCGGGTATTGCCGGCCCGCCGGGCGCGGGCGGCAGCGGTGGCGGCGATTCATGGCTGGCGTGGGCGGGTCTGTAGATGGCATTCGTTGGTAAAACACTTGCAGATGGACAGCTCGCCAGCGCGCTCGCGGTGCTTTACACCGTGCCCGGATCAACTCGCGCGGTGATCAAGTCGATCGACATCTGCTCGCTGACGGCCATTGCGCAGACCGTGCAGCTGTACATCCGACGCTCGGGTGGCTCGACGCGGCGGATCTGCAACGTCAACAGCCTTCAGCTTAATGAGGCGATTCACGTGCTCGAAGATGGCCAGTCGTACTCGCTGGCTGCGGGAGACACGATCGAGGGCTTCACGACCACGGCTGGTTCCCTGGACTTCATGATCACGGGGGCCGAAGAAACGCCATGAAAGTCTACAACGCTGACGGCACCGAAAAGATCAATACCGGCACGACCGGAGCAACTGGTGCAACCGGGTATCCGGGTGTGCAGGGTCCGCCCGGGTTCGATGGCGAGGAAGGCCCCGAGGGTCCTCCGGGTCCGCTCGGTCCACAAGGTCCGCAAGGCCCCACCGGGCCGGCTGGAGCAAACGGCATTCTGGGTAAGGATGGCCCGCCTGGGGCGGATGGCGCAGACGGCCTCGAAGGTGAGCCTGGGGTGCCCGGCCAGCCTGGACCGCAAGGCGTTCAGGGACCGGCCGGAACAGGCGCTGTAGGCCCCGCAGGTCCGCCCGGTACTGACGGTCAGGATGGTGCCGATGGCGAGCCTGGCCCGCCGGGCGTGGGCGTTGCTGGGCCTGCTGGAACAAACGGCACATTCGGCCGCGATGGCGCTCCAGGGGTGGATGGCCAAGACGGTATCGACGGCGAGATGGGCATACCCGGACAGACGGGGCCGCAGGGCATTCAAGGGGTTCAGGGCGTTCAAGGCGTGCAGGG